CCTAGCATCCTACGGTACAACTGCTCACCATGCGATTAGACCAGCACACAGTCTACCAGATCTTTTGGCTGTCCCATCAAGGAATGCCCAAGACGGAAATAGCTTACCGTTTGAAGCTCGCCAGGAATACAGTCACGGCCCACATATCCGGTCGTCTTCGATGGCAATACGATCGCAGGCTGCGCCACCGAATCGACCTCCTGACCATCCCACCAATCAGACGACGGGAACCACCGACTGGATACATTACGATCACCGAATCGTCTTACTTTTTTGAACGCCGACCAACGCCCAAAAGCATCCTCAACCGATACGATATGCGAATCAAACTCGTCGACGGGGTGAATTACACCACGGTCGAATGGGCGCAGCAGTGTGCAAAAAAACGCAACGCTGCAAATTTAGAGGGTGTTTGTATGACCAGAGAAGCAGCCAAATACCTTTATGGGGTGCGATCGGCTAAGAACATCGTACCCCTCATGGAGATAGACTCGTCAGACACCCCAGCGAGCCTCGTCCACGCAGCCGTAGGAATCATGGCATGGACGCAGCAAAGATTCGTGACGCTCGATGCGCACGACGTTTTGAGGCTTGTAGGCTAGCCCTTCTTTTTTGGCTGAGCCTGAGATTTGCCAGCCTTCGAAAGTGCAATCGCGACGGCTTTCTTTGGTGGCATTGAAGGATGCTTTTTTAATTCGGCCTTGATGTTTTGCGAGATAACTTTTTTGCTAGACCCAGGTTTTAGCGGCATGATGCCCTCCAAATTTTGGAAACGTTGCCAGACTAAAGCTGAGAAACCCTGCGAATTTCCTTGCAGACTTCCTTTGCCAGTTGCACCTCGTCAGCATACGACGCTGGATCTTCTTTTGAAATGTTCCTGGCAATCAAATTGCACAATCCGTACACGATCAACATAAACAAACCAAGGACGACAATGACCGCGATCCAGTAAACGATACCGTTCATTTTTGACGCTTTCTTTTTTCCAAGATCGAATTTGCAAACCAAGCCTCGAACATTGCATTAGTCAGATTATCAACGTAACGAATTTTGCCATGTTCATCACGCTCTTGCGCCACGTTTTGCCGAGGGTACTCGTCGAACAACCACTTCTCAAACTGGTCGGTCTGAGCCTCGCGGTAGTTGAATTCTGGTTTCTGTGCAGGCATCCACATAAGGACATTTTCGGGAGGCCAAAGACTCGATTCTGATTCTTCATTTAGCTGACATCTCAACCCTTCGACTTCATCCCAACAGACCGCGTAATCGACGTGAACTTGCTCCCCGGTCCATTCGAGTACAGCAACCCAAATGTCCTCGCCTGATTCTGGTTTTTGGCTTATTGGTAACCAACCGCTATTTTTAGTCATGATTGTGATAATTGATCAAACAAGCTCTCGAACAAAACGTATTGTCACTAATAGCCGACTCCGCAAATTGATCGCCATCGCATGGCTTACCACAACCTGTGCAAGGTGGTGACTTGTCCAGTTCATCGATCAATGCGTCACCTATCGCAACAGCCTGCTTGACGATTTCTTCGATGCAGTTTTTTGCAAGCGGCCCGTAAGGAATAACCTGTGGGTTTGAAAGCAATCCACGCATGGCAGATTTCACAGCCCGTTCTCGACGCTCCCAATGAACTTCTCTAGTCATCGCAGCTTATTCCTCTCCTGGTTTGATGATTGCCTCGTCGAGCAAATACTGGATTTCGCAAATGTCGCATCCAGCATTCTCAGGACAGTCGCACGTAAGCTGCAGCCCTTTCCAAGCACCAGCAATACGCTTGATCGTATCTGCTAGATCCACCCCCGGATCAACGATGTAATCCCAAAATGGAATACTATCATCGACGGGTGAAGAATCGTCCTTTTCAACAATAACGCAGTTCAGGTCATCGGACCCACAACTCAAACGCAGAACCTCACCGGCCTTGCTTAGCTTTGCCTCTCCTGGCAAGCATTGGCCGATCCTTACGAACTTAAATCCTTCGGGGATTCCTGTTTTAATCTGAACGCATTTAGTAGCCATTCTTGAGCCTCCGTCCTTTCGCGATTAACGCCGAATGTTCTCTTACTAGCGGATTCCACGCCGACCAACTTGGTTTCTTCGGTGACCACGGTCCATCCGGATCGTGCCCGACTCGGAAGTGATGGTCCCTGCACAGCGTGATCAAATTTGTTTCTTCTAGCTCCAACTTTGGAAACAAGTGAAACGGTTCGATGTGATGTACATTCAACGCCACAGATGAGCCACATGCCGCACATGCAGGATGTTTTTTTACGAAATTGTTTCTGACCTCAGTCCATTCAGACGACCGATTACCCTCCGAGATATTCCAGTCAATTGACTCGCGATGTTCATCAATCGGTTTTTCAGGCTCGGAATTGAAAAAAAACACCGCTGATATCAACAGGCATGACGCCCAAACAACAAAGCACCAAGTGAATATCACGACGATTTCGTGTAACAATGTTTTTCGGATTATCATGATTCCTCATGCCATTGATCGACGCGACGCTCGAACCTCAAGTGACCACCTACCTGTCGCATGGTCGCGCCTGGGTAGTTAAAATTTTCATACAACTACCCGACGTTCGATTTGATTTCAGCCTCTAGGTCACCAATCAAAACGTCGATCGCATTGGCCTTGCTGTACAGATCCTGAGTCGATCCGTTCGAAAGCAATTTCGACAGCACTCCCGAGGACTTCCTCAACGATTCAAACACCTCATAGATTTGGGGCTGAAGCGACTGCAGCAGCGACCAGCGATCCGACACCACAACATCGAGCACAGTGTCGCAGCGAGCGATCGCAGCCTCCGCGCCTGCAGCAGTCCACCTTTGACCGAACGTTTCAAACGCTTCCTGGTCAGCACGCAACCCGTCTAATAATTCTTCAGCAGCAGCCATCCGCTGCGAGGACTCGTCGACCTTTTCACGCTCAGCCTGCTTCAGACGTTCCTGAGCCAGACGCAATTCTTCCTTCTGACGCTCTAATTCGGCCCGTTCCGCAGCGATCCTTTCCGACTCGACTCGTAACGCCTCGCGACAATCGGCCTCTTCCTTGGCGATCCTAGCGGCCTCAGCGTCGGCCTTTCGTTTTTCTTCGCGACCGACCTCCAGTGCCTGCCAGAAAAAATCGTCGGTCATGGATTCCGCAACGGCAAACAACATTTGCCTACCGGTCGCCTTCAGGTACTGCTCGATACGATCGTTGATTCGACGCCGGTGTTGTTCCTCAAGCTCTTTGCGTTTCCGTTCCACCTCGTCATCCACGGACTTCTTCTTGACCTTTAGAGGATCCTCGATCGCTTCGATCAGCCCGGTGAGACGCTTGGCCTCGGCGTTAACCTGACGCTGCCAACGAAGCGCATCCTCGTTGAGCACCTTGCGTTTCGCTTCGATTTCTCCGCGTTTGGTTCTGCACCAACCGATCGCCCTTTTGACCTCCTCGTACCCATCTTTGGTACTGGCCTGCAAGGGTGCAAAAGTCATTGCTACCTCGGCGATCACATCGTCGGCAATGATGGCACGCAAACCTTCGATAGTCGTTTTGATTTCACTCATACCCGCTCATACCCTCTGCACCATGCTTGGTACTCTTGACCACGTGACTCTTCGAGCGCCTCGCGACGCTCAACGATTTGCGACCGAATTTCCGCTTCCGCAGCACCGAACGATGATCGAACTCGACTTCGGAACCAGCCCGGACCGGTGATGCGAAACGAATCCCGACACTCAACTTCGATCTCCCAGGTGTCGCCGTCGATCTCGCAACGATGAACACCCCTGGAAACTTGCAACCAATTGAAATTCAGCATGAAAAAACCCTCCGAGGATATAACGCCACCGACCGAAACTTTTGGCAACGTTGCCAAGAAAAAACCTAGAATGGAACCGATGGATCCAGCAACGCTTCGCGATTTCGTCTGTCTCGCTTGATTTTGTTTAGCTTAGCCATTCGGTCCAGGTAGTTCTTTGGGAACCGGATTTCAACGTAATCCAACCCGTGGAAAACCTTGCTTTGCGTAGCAACTTCGATCGCTTCCGAAGTCGGAAACGTTTCAACCAGGAACGTGTGAATCCGTGTCGGCGTGACGCAATCGCCCTCGATTAGGAAACCGCCCCACACTTCGAACAATCCGCTTTTCGATGCATTAGCCATTTTTCTGATCCTTTCAGGTTTTGGGCATCACCCGATGCCCATGTAAACCAAGGCTGGATCCAGACAAAAACTAGGCGCAGCCACCCTGAAAAAAACCAGATTTCTGGCAACGTTGCCAAGAATACGCGAAAAACGCAGGAAAAACGCGGTGTTACTTTTTTACAATTCGCGACCGACCAACGCACAAAGTACGCTGCAATTGCACGCGACGGGTCATTTGTCCGAGCCGGTAAGCACGCTCATTGGCAGTCGTCGTCCGAAGTGAATTGTAAACCCAGGCTGGCATTGCCGCGTTGTAGCCCTGCCAGAACCACTCTTCCAATCGGTCCAACCCAGCATTGGTCAGATCGCATCCGGCGATCGATTCGATTTCAGCGATCCTCTCGCGGATAAATGCTCGGTCCATTACTTCGCCATCCGTTTTAGGTAGTCAGCGATTCGGAACAAAACGACAGTGCATTCTAGCACGATCCTGACCACCATAGTCGCAAAAACATAGCCGACCAGGATGCATACCACGATGCCCACCAATTGAGCCCAGGATGCACCCATCGACCGCACTCGAACGCTAAGCCCGATAGCTACCAAAGCGATCGCAGCAAACCCGACAACGAGCCACGTAGCCCACAACAGAGAAACGAACGTCGGTGTGATCGCACCGCGAAACTCCAGATCCAGGAAACCAACCCGAGCAACCGGTTCTGATTTTCTCGGTTTGTACTCCCACGCCGGACTCGCAGGAATGTTACAAAAATCCAGAGCCTGCGATTCCTCATACGAACTCGATCCCTCCGGAAACCGCAGCCCGAGGACACGGTCAGCCCTCGCAGATTTTCCGCTGTTCGTCGACCAAAGCACTGTGTCTTTGACAACCAACCCCTGGTCAACCAACGCCTGTAATTCGTTGCCACCGACCGAATGCGACTGTCCCGTAATGTCCTCGAACTCCCACGCCATTGTTGCACCTCATCGAACAAGTAAACGAACCAAAACCACACAAATAGAACGCCACCGACCGACGTTTTTAAATTTGCGTTTCGGTGATTTCATGCATCCCATGCAACGCGTCGACCGACCGACACAACAGAGCAATCGCAGCCTCAAGGCTGTCCGGACCATCGTCGTACTGACCATAGGGGAATTGCTTTAATTGCTCTAGCAACAATTCGTTTGAAGCCGATCTTCGGAACCGAATGAGCCGCTGCTCGAACCACTTGCCGAGCCTTTCGATCCTCACATGCTTGTTGACGGTTTGGTTGACCAAAATCGGACGATCAGCGTTGTATCCAATGTCGCGACAAACGTCCCAATAGTCGTCGGCCAGCAAGTCCTGCCACGCGTTAGCCTCCAAACCAACGAACGCGGTGCGACGGTCCCGATTCCATTCCACGTAGGAACGAATCATTTTCGGTACCGGCATGCGATCGATCTGAGAATCCACCCAAAAGATGCCGTTTTGATACCCAACCCAAGTGATCGCTTGATAGTCGCCTTTTCTCGAGTTTTTGCCCTTCGACGGATCCAGGAACGCAGCCGAAAGATAGCATTCACGCGGGTCCGAAAACTCATCGTCCTCGGCCCAAATGTTCACGAAGTAGGACTCTGGCCAGTTGGCCATGCTCGAGCCTTTAGGGTTCCCTTGGTAGATCGAATGCCACCAGTGCCCGGCTTGCCGCCTTCGTCGCTCCATGACCTCTGCTGGCCATCGCTCTGGCCATAGGGCCTCACCCTCTGCGCGTCCGAGAGGATCCTTGACTTCGGTTCCCTCGCGGAGGGCCTGGAGGGTGATCGACCGAACCCGGATATCAAGCTCGTCTTTCCGTTTCTCGATGCGTCCGATTAAGTCGTCGCTGTTCCATTGAGTGCATAGGAGAACTACTTTGCCGCCCGGCTCTAGCCGTGTCCCCGACGTTGAAACAAACCAATCCCACTGATCGTCCCGCATTTTCTGGGAATAGCTCGATTTTGCATCTTTGAGATAGTCGTCGATGATTAGCAGATCGGCACCAAAACCCACGATCGAACCGCCGACCCCGGCTGCGTAGCATCCACCCTTGGCTCGCTCGATCTGCCAGTACTTTACCGATGAGTGTTTCGGATCGACCCCAGGCACTCCCATCATCGGCCCAAGCTCGTGCACTTTGTCCCGAACCCACCGGGAATGACTGCTTGCCAGCGTCGCAGTGTTGGTGCATATCATCACCCGTCGGTACGGATTCCGAAGCAGATACCAAGCCGGTGCCCATCGTGCTAAGTACTCCGATTTGCCATGACGTACCGGCATCTTGATGATCAGGCAGTCTAGGTTCGGATCGCTCAAGAGGTTCCGAAACTCGAAGTCTACCACTGCCAAATGCCGAGCACGTTTCCA